TTCTTCCAATTCCAGAAGCAGGGCCCGTTGGAAACATCATAGGATGGATGATTGCATCGCAGTTTGTTATTCTTGCTATGTTAATCAATATTTCCCGTGAACATTTTGGTCAGGCATTTATCATTTCATTCTTATCTATCCCATTTCTCGGGACAAGCTTGTACAATGCTGCACTTTCCGGTGAAAAATTCTTAAAGAAGTCGGTATCAGAACGTAGCAGGTTGATTGATTCAACAGAGACACTTTTTGGTAAGCCTACCGCTGCAGTTGTTGATGCAGTTGTTCCGGACCCTTTAGCAACTGGCGATGAACCAAAACGCGACCTGCCAAGCCTAAAAAGCCTTGGGTTACCGACTTTACATGACATTGCTGACCGGATTGAAGGTCCAGAGGGAGGCAAACGACTTTCAAGTCGCGGGCATAGCAAAGGTAAATGGCGGACCCAGAGGAAATTAAGGTAACTATTCGTTCATGGGTCGCTCTTGATGATGAATCTCGCCAACTACAAGCACGTCAGAAGGCAATCCGCGAGGAAAAAGCTCGTCTATCAGAGAACATTCTAAGATTTATGCGTAACAATGAAGTAGACAACTTTACACTGGAAGGTAATGGGCTTGGTACTATTTCCCGGACCATGCGTACATCTCGTCCACCTCTGCGTCGCGATATTATTCGTACTCAGCTTCTTCTTCAATTTTCTGACCAACCGCAGCGTGTAGCAGAGGCATTGCGTGCAATTGAAGGAATCCCGGAAGGTGATGATATGTCTGTCGGAGGAACTCAGCGCGAACTTCTATCACGTCGTCTACCTAGAAAGAATACAACAATTAACCTGTCTTAAGTTTATTTAAAGCATCTTGTGCGGCAAGTTGTTCTCCTTGCTTCTTAGTTGTTCCGGTTCCAATTCCAAGATGTGTTCCTCTTCCATCAATTGCTGCCATCATATATCCATTATTTGATGATAGCATGACATAGGTTGGTGTATAATGAAATTTAGTCTGGCAAAACTTTTGTAGTTGGTCTTTGAAGTTCGTATCATTGCGTAGAATGCCCGGGATGTCAATGTGTGTCTCAATAAGAGAAACTACAAAAGCATAAATGATTTGAAAGTCATACCCACAATCAGTCCACAATGCACCAATAAATGCCTCTAAGATGTCACCAAGCTTTTTGACATTATATCGGCCATTACACGCATCTTCATTGTGTTTGGAAATAATGTAAAATTCATTAAGGCGAATTTTCTTAGTCAATTCACCTAGCATATTGTTGCATACAATCTCTTTACGCAAGTTGGTGAGGAATCCCTCTTGCTGTGTAGGAAACCGGATTGAAAGGTATGTAGCAGTAGCAGCTCCCAGAATTGAATCTCCAAGATGTTCAAGACGTTCATATGATTCTGGAAATAACTCAAGACAGTCCGTGGGTCTTTCTGCTAGCTGGGCCGTATCTCCTTGTGGAGTTGTATATTCTGCTCTTTTCACATATGATGAGTGTACCATCGCATTCTGAAAGATAGTCAAGTTTTTTACAGTATATTCACACTCATGCTTATGCAAAATCGAATGTATATCCTTCTGGGTAAACATACGATTCCGAGGGTTGTAAGGATTGTATACTGGGACTTCCATTGCTTTTGTAGTTATCTCGAAGCATATAGCTAAGTCCGTTTTCGTGACCGTTGGTTCTCGACCAGAGGGAGAAGGGAACCAGTTTTCGTGACTAAAAATGCCTTTCGGCTATATTACTCCTGCTCACCGCCGCCAACACGCTCGATGTCGAACGTGTTCTTGAGGAGTGTAGGAGTGTGTGCATTGTGGATGTACGCGTAGCATACTTCACCGGCCTGCTGGCCTAGGTGCAGATGTAGGTACTCGCGGAGCTTGGTCTTGGAAAGAGACCAAGATGCGTTCCACGTCTGTGGCTTTTTGATGCGAATCTTTGAGCCGTCATGGCTCACTGCCAACTCGCTGACAGACGCAAATGCGGGCTGCCGTACGATTTGGATGATGCGGTCTGCCACTGCACTGCGCTCGTCGCGCAGGCGGTATACCTCTGTGTTGAGGTTGCGGAGCCGGTCATCGACCCGCGTATACTGCATCACTTCCTCGCGGAGGTTGGCGACATCTTCCCGGTTAGGTTGAGCCATCTTTTTATAGATTACTGACCACCAAAGAAAAAATCCGTTTTTAAGCGGATACTCGAGTGGGCCACAACTTTATCCGTCAAATAACTAATCTCCGACGGAGCTTTCCTTTTCAGTAGAGTTACCAATTCACACTGAAAGAACCTTGAAGCGCTTCTTATTAATTATTTTGACAGAACCGTTACAGTCCTACGAGCCGTTTTCCTGTAAGAATAGAATCCGTTTTAAATACAAATGTTCGGAGAAGATGAAATTAAACACCTAAGAACGGTCTATAATTCTGAACACTCAAAGGAGGCTCCTATCCCGGATGGAACAGCAGAAGAAATCTGGAAACGTTTGCAAGACAGATTTCATTCCAAATGTATTTCTGGTCGTACAGAATGCATCATTTCCCACATGCTAAATCGTCCAAAGGCTCCGGATGCATGGATTACAAATCCTACTGATTGGTTGTCTTCTATAGACATTGAACGAGCAGAGAAAGCATACGAAAAACTATTCAAGAACTATGTATTCTTGGGGTGTCTTCCTATCGACTTTGACTTAAAGTCTAAAACAGGACAATGTCTAGTTGATGCCTTGTGTTCGATTGATATCAAAAGTCTATACCGCAAAGGAAAATCTCAAATTGGTATTGTATTCAACACAGATGTCCATACTGGTCCGGGACAGCATTGGATAGCCTTATTCTGCGATATCAGACCAGAACTCGAGCAACCGCGCATAACATACTTTGATTCATATTCCCGGAAACCAGAGAAATCTATTCAGAAGTTGATGAAGAGATGGAAGGATTCATGGGAGACAACTAATGTTCACGACAAGCCCATGTTGACAACATACAATAAGACCCGGCACCAGTTCAAGGATTCAGAATGTGGAATTTATTCACTATACTTTCACTACTCCTGCTTGAATGAGATTCCTATGGACCATAAAATCCCAGACGATGTCATCCATGTATTTCGTAGACTTCTTTTTAAAGAGGACGACATCCCGGACGATAATAACATGAATGTATTCCGTAGGCTTCTTTTTAAAAAGGATAAATAATAAGATGGAAGGTATTCTAACATATTTCAGAGAGAACACCGGAATGATTCTAATTATGGCCGTGGGACTGATTGTTATCTTTGCTTGTGCCGGAGCTATATGGGCAGCTGTTCGTGGAAACCCGGCATCTGTCATGATAATTGGTAAGAATAATCACAGCGCATATGGACGTGTTATGAACTTAGCTCCTCTCGGAGCATCAAAGGATAATACACGTCTATGTGATTACTATATTGCATCTTCAGCCTATTCAGTATTTCCTGGAGCAGCTTCTAGCGATTACATTTCAGACCAAATGATTCCTCTGGTTATTAAAGATGGTGCTCGTTTAATCGAACTAGATGTTTATGCGGGCGATAACGATATCCCGGTAGTTGGCTTAAAGAACGAAGCACTCGGATACGATTACGCATACAACTCAGTAACATTTGATGCATGTTGTGTAGCAATAGCTAATTCTGCTTTTAACCCAACTGAAAGCAAGGTATCTAGTGACCCATTCGTTCTGAGTTTAGTGTTTCATACCGATAAAAGAAATGTCATTGATGCAGCTGCTGAAATCCTGAAGAATACTTGCAGACGTTATATGCTTGGTCTTGAATATTCGTACAACAACAAGAATGTTGCTCAGGAACCTATCATTAACCTAATGGGTAAGCTAATTATTGTATCCGGGGCTAGTGTGAAGGGAACAAATATGGAGGAACTTGTAAATCTATCGTGGGCAACATCTAATTTGCGTAGATTGACCTATATGCAAGCTTCGCAACCCTATGACCATGATGAACTCATCAACTCTAATCGCACAAATATTACCATGGTTGTGCCTAGTGCAATTCCAGATTTGAAGAACAATAATCCGACCATCTTATTCAGCTATGGATGTCAGTGGAATCTAATGAACTATGGCTCAATAGATGCTATGCAAGAGATATATATTGGCAAGTTTCAAGACGCAAGTTTGGTCATGAAGCCTGAAGAGTTACGATACAAGCCGGTTGAAGCAAAGACACCTGTCTTGCCCGACCCTGCTACACATTCATTCCAGCCTATGGCTCATACTTCTCCAATTTATGATTCCAACCCGGCTACTGGGGATAAGTCAATCGTTATTTAAGAAAAAGCTTAGCCTGTTCTCTATACCATTTCTTTTGTGATTGAGTTTTGGCTTTACTCAGCGACTGATTAAAATAGTTCCTGCTCATATAAGAATTGAATTGTTTTTCTTCGTCTGGTGTCCATGTAGAAGGATGTTTTGCATTGATAATCTTAAATCTGTCTTTTTCTTCCGGAGTAATTTTTTTACGAATAGTTTTCTTCCTCCCCATTATTATCTTCTGCGTTATTTAATAAAATGCCAAACAAGTGGTTAGCTCACATCAAGAAGACAATGCGAAAGATGAAGGCCACGGGCAAGTATGTTGCTGGTAAGGGTCTTGGCCAAGTTATTAAGGCTGCCAAGCTCACATGGCACAAGGCTAAGAAGGGTGGTGGTAGTTGTGATGGCATGAGTGGTGGTGGGGATTCTGATGAGGAGAAGCCGGCAGCTGTCGCAACAACTGGTGCTGAGGTAGAGCCCGCTGCGCCCGCAGCTGATGCTATGGGAGGCAAGCGTCGTCGCAAGACTCGTCGTCGTCGCGCCAGCCGTCGCCGTTAGAAAAAATGAGTATAACTAACATATAAAGACAAATGGGTGGCGGTTTACTTCAACTCGTTGCTTATGGCGCTCAGGATGCATATATTTCAGGGAACCCGCAGATTACCTTTTGGAAGGGACTTTTCAAGCGCCACACAAACTTTGCTATGGAGCCATTCCGTATCAACTTTTCTGGCCAAGTCCAGTGGGGTACTAAGCAGACAGCCCTCATAGGACGTCATGCGGACCTTCTGTACTCAACGTATGTCGAGGTCACGCTGCCACAGACTTTAGTAGATGGTAGAACTCAATTTGAATGGAATAACGAAGCCAATGCCCTTGGCTACAACTTAATCAAGCATGTTGAGATTGATATTGGTGGTCAGGTTGTTGACCGCATGTACTCCGAGTTCATGTTCCTGTGGGGTAACCTTTCACAAGATTTTACTCAAGCTATGAAGCTTTCTAGTCTTCTGTCTGGGCCATGCCTTGATACCGGAGCATCCTTCCTTACATACGGAACTGCATGTGCTCCTGATGGTCGCCAGCAGAAGATGAACGTCCTGTACATTCCTCTTCCCTTCTTCTTTACTCGTAACCCCGGAGCTGCTCTTCCTCTGATTGCACTTCAGTACCATGAGGTAAAGATTAACGTTCTCTGGAATGAGACACAGTTCATTGCTGGAAACTTTAACCAGGCTGGCGTAGTACCTCCTGCTATTCAAGCGGCTCTGTACATTGACTACATCTACCTGGACACCGAGGAACGTCGTCGTATGGCACAGGCCAGCCACGAATACCTCATTGAGCAGACACAGTTCAACGAAGATAAGGGAATTCGCGGAGCCAACAGCCGCATTGACCTGACTTTTAACCACCCGGTAAAGGAGCTCATCTGGGTTGTTCAGCCTACTGCTTACACTGATTGCCGCCTTGCAGCTGCAATTGAGCGGCCGTATACATATGTGGAGAATAAGGCAAATGACACTACTAGTACACTAACAGCTAATAGCACTGCCCCCGCTGGTTTTACTTCAGCTGCAACATTTACCTTTACATTTACCACATCTGGCGGTTTGACTGCTAGTAAGGTAACTTCCGGAGCAGGCTATAGCGTGGGAGATATTCTAACATTCAACCAGTCACAATTTAGTGGCTATGCAGCTGGAAACATTGAGATTGAAGTTCTTACAGTTGGTCTTCCAAATGGAAACATTCTTACATTTAGCATTAGGTCAGGAAGTCAGAGATACGTGGCTGAAACTCGTCTAAAGCCATTCACATATGACATTGACCCAGTGTTCGACCAGCTGATTCAGATTAACGGTCAGGACCGTCTAGACCGTCGTTATGGAGACTACTTCAGCAAGGTACAGCCTTACCAGCACCACAGTGGAGCTCTTGGTGGGGGCGGCGGGGGCAACGCCGGTTACGGCGGCGGGGGTGGTGCCTACATGTACTCATTCGCTCTTCGCCCGGAGGAGCACCAGCCTTCTGGTACTTGCAACTTCTCTCGCATTGACACAGCTACTATTGTAATGAACATGGCTGGTCTAACCGCATCAACACCCGGTGGAGACTTTGATTTCAATGAGACGGATAAGACCAACGATGTATACAACGACTGGAACGTCCGCGTATATGCAACCAACTACAACGTTCTACGTGTCATGTCCGGCATGGGGGGCCTCGCGTACAGTAACTAGAGTGTCTGCTAGTTGTTTAATTTTTTCAAGATAGAGAATACCATCCATTAGCTCTTCCTGAGCATGTTGAATCCACTGTAAAAACGTTAGGTCATTACGGTCTAATGTTTTTCCATATTTAACTTGTCCAATCTCTGCACGCTTTTTGAAAGCAGAGATTACACTTGAAACTACCGAGTCGTACTCCATTTTATGTTATCCATTCACGTAATGTCTAAACTTACCAACTCATGACGATATCATCCATCCGACACTGACCATCGGCATCGTCCTTCTTCTCTTCCTGCTGGACCAGCGCATTTGCATGAGCAAGTTCTGAAGTATACAAGTCATTCTCTTCATGTCCTTCAGGCATCCGGGATTCATCTACTAGGATATCCACAAACCCAGTACCACAAGGTGGCTTCTGACCAAACATGATGTTTGCTGAGACGCCGCGCATAGAATCAAACTCTCCAGACACTGCAGCATCAAAGAGAATCTTGGAGGTCATCTCGAAAGAGGACTTGGCCAGAACACCATTCTCCAACTTGTTCATACCAAACCGGTCAATTGCAATCAGATATCCGTGGTAAGTCATTGCATCAACCAGCAAGCACGGGTGCCGGTAATTGATTGAGTCTGCACCAAACACTGCCATCATCTCCTCATACAGTGCCATGCGTGCAGCTTCAATGCCAAATACATTCAGAATCTCATGAATGTCATTTGAGAACGTACGTGTTGGGTCTACATTGGGGAATACAAACAAGTCAAGCAGATTGGTTCCCTCTGAGTCCAGAACCCACTGAGACTGAGGAACGTATCCACCAACACGCTCATCAAATGTCAGCTCACCAAGCTTCTCACGAGGGAATACACGCCCAATACCATCAATACCAGTCAGTGTAGTGTCTAGTAGCTTATCTTCGATGAAACGAAGAGACAGAGCATTCTTTGCTACATCGTTGCCAAATGTGATGCGCATTACCAGCTTGCCCGTTGTGTTTGTATCCGGGTGAACACACTCGAACACACGCAGAACCTTATTGCTCTCAATCTTGGTACGAATCTTAGTCATGTCCAGGATGTTTCGGGAAAGCATCTGATTGGGGTCAAGCTCCAGACGGATAATCCAAGGAGAGACACAGTTCTGACCATGACTGACACTGAACTTCTCGTAAGACAACAGAATCTCCCGGTCTTCCTGAACAATCGTGTTTGATGATAGAGGATTGGGGTCATAGTAGATGCGTACGGACTTGGTAATGTCTCGTAGCGTTGTCTTCTGGATTTCCTTCATGCTTGAGATTGAGCCCTGGTGGTCTGCCATGTTAGGCATGAGATAGATTACATTGGACGGATTCTTGGGATTCTGTGACACACTCAGTAGCTCTTGGATACGAGGAACACCTTGGGTTGCATTGGCCTTGATAGTACCGGCCTGGTGGAAAGTGTTCAGAGTTAGCTGAGTCGTAGGCTCACCAATGGACTGAGCAGCCAAAGGACCAACCATCTCTCCAGCGTGGACAAGAGCCTTCTTGTACTTGTACTTGACATCACGAATCAGCTCATCAAACAGAGCAACCGTGAATCGGTGGATAATGATTGACTTCTTAGGAGCCAGATTGTAACGAAGCAGGCAGTGGAACAGGAAGTTATCAGCCATGTAAGGTGTCTTACAGAGCTTGTCAAGCTCATCTACAACATACTCGGGCGTCAAATCAGTCTTTACCAAGTAGTTGTTGCGGTACTTGTCAACAAGGCGCTGAAGGTGAACAGGTGCCCGGATATCAGTCTTGTTTGTATAGCGAATCACACGCTTTACAAACATATCCCGGTCATTAAGAATTTGGTCAACCATATCACTTGGTGAATTACCAGTGTCTGGAGAAACAGCCTTGAAGTCATCCTTCGTAGCTGCAAACTGAGCATACACTTGTTCCATGGTTAGAATACCAAGGTCACAATCTTGCTTCTCAATGCCAGTAGCATCAATACCATCCTCACCGTAGAGGAATTGAACAATAGAACCGTTGATATCACGTACAGTTCCATCCTGCTCTACGTGAATATCTTCCATAAGCTTCACCAGACGGCGCTGGATGTAGCCAGTATCTGAGGTCTTAACTGCAGTATCAATGAGACCCTCACGTCCGCCCATGGCGTGGAAGAAGAACTCAGCAGGCCGGATACCAGCAATGAATGAGTTCTCAACAAAGCCACGAGACTCTAGGCCATCGTCATATTTTGCAAAGTGAGGGAGAGTACGGTTGTCCATGGTGTACTTGATACGAGCACCATCAACGTGTTGCTGACCTAGAAATGCAACCATCTGAGTGATGTTTACAGCAGCTGTACCCTTTGCATTAGCCCCCTTATCAGACATGGTAATCATGCGATTTGTTCCGGGAAGGTCGTCCACTACAGTTGTGGTACCCTTGCTGTTCATGTCACCAATGGCTGCACGAATGTTGTTCTCAAGTTCCTCGCCATCAGCACGTCCTGAAAGGTTCAGAAAGCGTCCGGCGTGAACTGATGAGAGAACATCGGAAATCTTTTGCTTGCTGTCTACGATAGCCTTGTTGATTGCCTCATATGCCTGTAGAGATGCAATAAGGTCTGAAGGACCTGTAGAAAATCCAGAAAGCAGATTGTACTTGGTTACAATGTTCTGAAGAGAGTTGATGAATGTGCCACAACGTTCCGGGCCGAACTCATTGTAGATTGAGTGTACTACGCCCTTAGAAGCTCCCTTGAGTGCTCCATCGTTTAGCACTCCCTTGACAAGCTTACCATTTTCAATTGTCACATTGCCTTTTAGGTTCATCAAAGGGAAGGCATGTGATACTACGTCTGTGCCGGCCATTGGAAGGTCCATGCGCCTGAACTCTGAGATAGCGCGTGGGCTACGAGCCAGAATGTTCATTGCAAGGTGTTCCGGGATGGTAACATTGGGCTGTGAGATGCGGTAAGCACCAGTCAGTGTGTCCTGGAACACAGAGATAATTGGCTGGCAAGTACGCGGTGATATAATCTGACGAAGGAGAGTCGCAATGATGCGTAGTTCGGTTGCCGCTGCAATGCTCTGAGGCACGTGCATGTTCATTTCGTCACCATCAAAGTCTGCATTGTATGGCTTAGTAGCTGATACGTTGAGGCGGAAGGTTGAGTAAGGGAGAACACGAACACGGTGACACATCATAGATGCCTTGTGAAGTGACGGTTGCCGGTTGAATAGCACAACATCACCGTCTACAAGGTGACGGTGAACAATGTCACCTTCCTGGATGTCTAGGTCACGATTGACAAAGCCAAGCCGGAATGCCTTTCCTTCGTCTTTCTTGAAGACGTTCTTGGCACCTGGATACTTGTCCGGGCCATTCTTGATAGCAGCCATGAGCCGGTCACGATTGTAAGACGTAACAACTTCAGGGAATGAGAGGTTCATTGCAATCTCCTCTGGGACACCAAGCTCATCTACGTCGATGTTGGGGTCTGGAGTGATAACAGAACGTGCTGAAAAGTCGACACGCTTGCCCATCAAGTTACCACGCACGCGGCCAGTCTTGGCACCCAAACGAGACTTGAGAGTCTTGCGGGGGCGGCCAGAGCGGTCAGCAGTTGGCGGAAGGCCTTTGATATCGTTATCTACATAGGTTGCTACATCAAACTGAAGGAACTCAGTAAGTTTATCAATCATATCTGCATTTTCTCCCTTGTCAATCTTCTCACGAAGCTTGTTGTTCTGACGAACGATATCGATGAGCTTGTGTGTCAGGTCGTCTTCCATGCGCTGGTTGTCATCCATCACTACTGAAGGGCGAACCGTCAGAGGAGGAACGGCGAGAACCGTACAAATCATCCAATCCGGACGAGAGAACTTGGGGTTGAATCCAATCATTGTCACATGGTCATCTGTAATGCGCTGAAAGCAGCGAAGTACGAGTTCCGGTTGGAGGGGGATAGGCTCTGCTTCCTCATCGTATGTGTGTGCCTGAAGAGCTGCTACTGAGTTCTCAATCTTTGAGACCTTAGCGATGGTGCGAGCTCCGCAGTGTGCACATGCACGAGATTCCTTGAGGGAATGAGTCTTATAGTGCTTGGTCTCCTCTCGTACAAGGTCAAAGCGTTCAACTCCTTTTGCGAGTTTGCCGATGCGCTCAAGTTCCTCGTCGGGTAGATAAGGATTAGAGCACGCGAGACAGACAACTACTAAGAGCTTCTGAACTACATCGATGAACTGGTATAGGTATACTGGGCGTGCGAGACGAATATGTCCGAAATGGCCGGGGCAAAGCAGATTAGTCTGCTTGCACGTGGCACAAATCTTTCCATGGTCTGTTACTCCGAATCGTGAATCAAATACGCCACCGGGAATGGGCAGGCCACTCTGGTAGGTCTTGTCAGTTTTTACTTCAACAACACTGCGTGACGTGATGTCATCAGGGTTGGCGATGCCGAATTGAACTCCAATAATAGTGTCACCCATTCTTTATAATATTGCGATAGTCTTTAGATGGATTCGTTTTCCTGACTGAAATGATTCTTCTTAAACCTTGGTGATGTAGTATACTGGTGCGAGCAGCAAGTCTAGGACACCTAAGTGATACATGACAACAACTAAGCCCAGCTTTATAAATCCAAGAGCCCAAGACTCCTTTGCAATTAATGCCACAAGGTCTTCCACATCAGACGAAACACCTGGCATATCACGTGTAAGCAGCTTCATGTATATTTCCTTCAAGCGCCCCACATAATTACTATTGACCCCAAATCCAAATAGTGTTAGTAGTGGCTGTGCTAGAATTGTAAGAAACGCGTGGAAAATTAGATAGTACACTAGGAGCAGAGGAATACCGATATATAGATAGTATAGAGACCGGAAAGCAAACCCGGATGTTGAGGATGAATTGCGCTCAGCGAGAAGAGCACTTAAGAAACCACCTTTAGCCATTTATATTACTAGGCTGACAAAAATTTTAAGTGGGTGCTTAGTCTATCATATAGTGTACTGGTCCAAGTAGGGCTCTGTTTACCGTAAGACCAAAATTTACAAGGTATATAAAGTAGAGAACTAATGCTATCGTGAGTGCAATACCAACTCCCGGGACGACTGTTTGAATTCCAGAAAATACAAGACCATAAACAAAGTAAAACACAGACGAGATTGCTGCCCAGTATATTCCAACAAGCAGAAGTATAATAGAATACTTAATTAGATTTCCTACAAACTCCAGCCCAGTCGTTGACTTTCTCTCTGCTAGAAGCTCTGCTAGAAATCCTCCTTTAGCCATTTATATTACTTATATACTTTTCTTAATTTGAGGGTGAGTTCGAAAAACTTATCATCTTTAAGAAGTTCTCGGACAGACTCTTCTGGGAATTTGATATCCTCGACAAGTTTTTCATAATCCGGACCAAGCCTTTGTTCAAACTTCCGCATATCTTTAATCTTGTGAGTAACCATTGCTTGGAAAATTGCTTTGGCCATTTCTTGAAATTGTTTGGGATTCTCTTGGTCTGCTTCCATGGTTCGGACTAAAACATTCCACTCTTCCATTTATAAATGAGACTGAAAACTATACGCCGTTCTCACCGCCCGGAAAAGAAGTGGGATGCTTTATTTGAGACTGACAAGGGGAAGGAAAAGGTTGTTTCCTTTGGGGCTGCTGGGATGTCGGACTACACAAAGCATAAGGATAAGACACGTAGAGCTCGTTATCTTAAGCGCCACGGAAATATGGGAGAATCTTGGAATAAGCCGGATACGCCCGGAGCTTTATCCAGGTGGGTACTTTGGAATAAGCCGTCTTTTAAAGCAAGTGTAGCTGACTTTAAGAAACGTTTTAACCTCTAGAAAAACTATGTTTATTCTGCCAAGAAAACGGAATTAAATTGTATAGAATACTGTGTTTATACGCGCGGGCACCATGTCTCACAGCCTCCAGGTTCCAGACTCGCCCATGTGGGAGGTGGCACCCTATCAGGAGCCGTGGGAGCAGATGGCACCCGCAATCTCGCCGCTCAATGTGGCGTTTTACCTCCACCAGGCGAACTCGCAGCCCTCCTTGCCGCCCGACGCGCAGGAGGTGTGGCAGATGTCGCCTGACTTCCACGGCCTTGCGGGGCTTATGGAACTGCCCCCGCTGGAGCTCCCGGCGGCCAAGCCAGAACCCGACCCCACCACTGTCGCCCTCATCAAGGACGCAGAGGCGCAGCTCAAGGCAATGCAAGACAAGCTCTTCGCCTACCAGGCGAAGATTGCTGAGAAGCGTAGCCACAAGTCAAAGGCCCAGCAGGCCACGGAGCTGAACGAGCTGACAAAGGCGGTCAATACGGCGGAGCGCTGGCTGACAATGGTCAGCGCCTACTAATACGCCTTCGGGCCATTTTTCATCAAAACGGAACTATTGCTCAATTGTTTCAATATTATTAACAAACATGCCTACTGTTCTATACCGTATTGCGTGGCGCTCTCTGCTTACCTCGAATGAGGGGTGTGGAAAGTTCATCTATACTTACGAGGATGCAACGAAGCATGTCGACGAGCTAAATAGCCGATTTCCCGGCACCATCTATCACTGGGTGGAATGGGAATAAACGCCTTCGGGCAATTTTTCAATTAGTTCTATCCAGGTTAGCGTGTAGTCAGATTCTTTATATAACTTCATTATGTGATTGAAAGAATGCACATAACATAATGCAGTTGTTCCTATTACAATTGGTAAAAGCCAGTTCATTTGTAAACTATATGAATTTAAAGACGAAACCAAATACGCGGGTGGCGTAATTTCCAATCACGATATCCTGGAGGATTTGCTCCAAAAATAGTCTTTTTAGAAACACTCGGACCCCAGCGATTATTTGGAGTTCTATCTGAATTGACTGCTGCACTATATCTAGGACCCATTTCTCTTGCCACTTCCCGGGCTGTAGCCATCACTGCAGATGCAGAGCTGTGATAATATGACCGATATTCTTTTATTTTTAGCTCTTCTGCTCTTTTAGTAATCCATTCTCTGGCTTCTTTTTGAAGTTGACGTAATGCTTGTTTGTATTCATTCTTGCCTGTTTCATATTCTTCTCTTGCTGATTTAACTCTAGGGTCTCGCTTTACAGCCAAAAGGGTTGTTCGCATTAGACCCTCAATTTCTAGTTTCTTTTCCGGAGACTTATCTTTATTACAGCTTGGACATGCATGGCGTGTTTTGGTCAGAACAAGAATAATACACTTTGTATGAAATGCATGACCACACTCAAGCTTATGGCAGGTTTCTGTTCCTTCCCCCGCATCATTGTAATCTCTCATATCCATATCTTCATAGCATATGGGACAAGTCATTTAAAGTA